ATCAACAACCCAGTCAGCGCCAACATCTGATCTGATGTCAGCGTTGACGCACTCAGATCGCCGGTCCCGGCCACTACCCAGGTTGAGTATCAAACCACTGCTTTGCATATTCGGGTCGGTTCTTTCTCAGCCAAGGCGTGGCCTGCTGGATCAGTTTGGCACCATCAAGGCCAATTGTCTGGCTGCCAACGTGGTGGACATAGGACCGGGACAGGTAATGCTGAAACCCGGCGGCCAGCAAATCGGTGCAATGCACATCATCTGAGTACCAGTTCAGCGGTGGGAATTTCGCCACCTCCCAAGCCTCACGCGAGATCCAGGCAAAGATGGGGCTGGGGCACTCCATGGGCATGATGTGATCTTCCCATGGGTGCTTGAAGTAGTACAGCTCCTCGCCAAACGGGTTGGACCTGATGTTTTGTGTGGCCCTGGACGCATCACACCTGGCAGCCACCCAACCCAGCTTTGGGCATTCTTTCTTCAGTAGCGCCACGTCATCCATCAGCACCTGATAGCTGGTGGGGGTCAGGACAATGTCATCATTTGCCACAACGACAGAGTCAAACCCGTCAGCAAAGACCCGGTCGATCACCTCGTTGTAGCACTCGCCAAACGTGGATGCCTCGCCATATATCTGGTGATCAGCGTCATGGGCGCCAATGACTGACTCAGGGCCGCGCAAATAGATGGGCACTTGGCTTGCATACTCGCGCACGCTCGTCATCATCATCCGCAAGCACTTGCCCTTGACGGTGGCAACAGCGATGGGAGAGATCAATCCTTGGCCTCGACATTGATCGTGATGAGGGAACCCATACCGCCATACTCGTCTTCGCCATCGCCCTCTTCGCTCATGTCTTCGCCTTCACCGTCAGCCTGGTCACTGCCGGCCACCCAGGCGTCACAAGTGCGGCTGGCTGCGCATTTAAAGTCGAATATCTCGCAGTAACCAAGGTCACCGGCATCGATCATGGCCCAAGGGTCACCCTCGTCACCAATACCCTGGGCGATGCACTTGAGCATCGATTCATCTTGATTGAATGCGGAGCAGTTACCGCAAAGACAGGTCTTCGCGTCCTTCTCGCTCACTTCCCAGGCGCTGGCCTTCTTCATCCAAAACTGTTTATTGGGCAGGGCTGGGTTCTCAGGGCCGTACTCGGCAGAGTTGATGGCCTTGCCACGGTTCTTCAAGTTCACCGTGATGTCTTGAGTGGCCGTGGGGCACTTGGCACCATTGGCCTTCATCATCTGCTCGGCTGCGCGTTCGTAATCTTTAGTTGCCATAGTCGTTCACCATTTCACTTTGTTTGCCCAGTAGGCCGCGGACATCTTGCCCTTGGCAATGTTTTGCGCGTGCCTGGCCTTGAATGCCTCATTCCTCTTGGACCCATCAGGTGACCCAGTCACACCTTGCTGCCCAAACCTGATGAGCTTGACCTCGTCACCAGACTTTGCCAGCACAGCATGACTCTTGGTCTTGTGGCCGGGCGTGCGCTTGGGGGTGTTGTAGCCTGAGAATGTCTCAGATCCGCGCTTGATCATTTCTTCTTGGCCGTCTTGGCTGCCTGCTTGAAAGCCTTGGCAGTGGGGGCGCCGGGAGTGCCGGGTTTGCGCATCTTCTCTTTGGAGCCAGCCGCGATGCGCTCACGTTTGGCCGCGATGTTGGCATACAAACCCGGCTTCACTTCATGCCCCTGGTCTTCATGTTCTTGGCAGTGCGTGAGCCGCGCATGGGCATCTTGGCCTCTGACATGGCAATCGCAATGGCCTGCTTGGGGCTTTTCACAACCTTGCCGCCCTTGCCAGAGTGCAGGGTTCCAGACTTGTACTCACCCATCACCTTGCCGACTTTCTTTTGCGCTTTGGTCATCTTCATGCTTGCCCTTTCAAAAAATGAGTTGTTGGGGAGGAATTACCAGCGGTGGCGCAAACACTCCACAGAGTGCGGCAACCACATGAACCATCCAACACGGCTGGGGACTATTCCACAATAGTCACTAGGTGACTGGTGACAATCCCCATGCGTGTTAATGCTTCCCCCAATTATGCAACCCTGGGCAGGTTTCGGCGCAATGGCTGCGACCACTTCCCAGACAAAGATGACCCATACATCCCGACAACAGCGTCAGACGCAAAGGTCAAGCAAAACGCATCTGCCCGGTCAGGGGACGGCAGGCCGCGCTTCCTGATCTCGTCTTTCCCCTCAATCTGGATCTTCCCGCTGGACGTGAATGAGTAGCGCACTGTCGCCAGTTCCGCAATCAACTGTTCATCTTTGGGCATCCGACAGTCACGCGCTTCAAGCCATGCCTTGGCCTTGTGCCACAACTCAGCCTTGAGGTTTCTGTAAGTCTGGCCCATGGCCGGGCTTTCCGACACATTGATCCCGCGAGCTGGAAGACCCAGCTCACGCAGCCGGTCAACCACTCCAGCGCCCAAGCCAATCGAGTCAACCAAGATCTCCGCTGGCCGGGAGCTTGGCATCAAGACCTCCCACTCAGCGACAACGGCACCTGTCAACTGCATCAGGTCCAAGTTTTTCCATGTCCTGATGGGTTCAGTGACGGCGTTTCCCTGTCTCTTGCACAAGGCTGACTTGTCAGAACCAAACCTGGCAACGTCCAAGCCCCACACCATCCTGGCGTGCTGGCTGGCCTCAACATCTCTCTGGCTTGCCATCTCCAGCAATTCCATGGGGATCACCGTGTCATCGTCACTGCGTGGGAATTCACCCAGAACCCTGATGCGGTAAGCGTTCGATTCCTCACCGTAACGCGCCTTCATCTCCTCAATGTATTCCTGGCTGACTTGAGGTGAGTCAGCGCACGCTACCTTCATGGTGACCCAGTCATCAGCAAGACGGTTGTGGGTGTCGTAGAAGAAACCACTTGACCGCACCGGGTTGCCCAGCAGCAAGGTCACGGCATTGTGTCCAGACATGGAGCCACCAGCGGCCTCGAATACCTGCTCAGGGATGCCCGATGCCTCATCCCCAACCAGCATCACGTTGTCGCTGTGTACCCCTTGCAGGGCTTCGGGCTGCTCGGCGCGTGATGTCCTGGCTGAGATAAACGCTTCGGTGGCGGCATCCTTGACCTCGATGCGGTCTTGCTTGACCTCGAGCTGATCCTGCAAGAGTTGCGGCATGGCCTTGATCCAGCGCTTGAGTTCCGCAAAGAGTGCGTCATAGAGCTGGCTGGAGGTGGGGGCCGTAACGACAATCTTCACCGGGAACCGTAAGTGCAAATACCACAGCATGGCCCAGGCACCAGCGGTTGATTTGCCCACGCCGTGGCCGGACCTGACAGATATGCGGCGGTTGCCCTTGGCAATGTGCATCAAGAATTCTGCTTGCCAAGGGTCAGGGGTCACGCCCAGCACTTCTTGCACGAACCTTACAGGGTTGTTCTTGTAGAGTTTTACGAATTCGACAAAAGGGTTCTGGGTGGGGTCGAGCGTTGTCTCAACTTTTTTTATTTTTTTTGGGACGCTGGGCGCAATGGGGGCCGGGGTAGGGGGGTGGGTCATGGTCGGTGTTTCTCAAGGTGCTGCATCAGCCTGCCCCCAGCCGCGAGCGCAAGGGGGGGTCGGAGCCGGGCCGCGCAGGCCAGCGCCAGCGGCCAGGCGCCAACTGCCTGTGTGCAACTCGGACGCGCCTGTGAATTACTGGTTAGTGACTGCTTGCGCTCGATGCCGCATGTACGCTGAAATCGGCTGATCGTTATCAAAAGCCTAATCGTTACATTGTCCATTATGTTAAGTTATTCCATACCTGCACCAGTGCTTATGCACAGAAATGGCAGTTATCCACAGGCAATCATTGCTGATCTGTGGATAAGTGGTCACTTATTTGCTCTCGCCTGTGGATAACTCGACATCAATGACCTCTGCGTGGCGCAGCGCGTCCATGCGCATTGAGTGAATGTTGACCTGGACCTGCGCCTGTTTGGCCCCATAAACGCTCGGTTTCCACTTCTCAGCCAGCCACTGGCGCGTCTGGATGCGGACGCGAGCGTGCGCGGCGTGCTCGGGATCGGCGCTGTCCGCTATCGCCAGCGTCTCACAAGCCAACTCATCGGCTGCCTTGGCGCGCGCACGGGCGATCATATCATCGCGGTCATTTTCCTCGATCCACTTCTCAAGCGCCCTGCGCCCGATCCCAAGCTCATAGCAAATCGCTGAGATCGGCTTGCCAGCCTCGAACATGGCAAAAACCATGTCCTCTGGCAATTCCTCAAGCAGCTCAAGATCCCGCCGCATCTTTGGTCTTCCAGGCATGTTTTTAGCCCTTTCTAAAGGTTTTAACGCGCTCAAGTACCCAAGCCCAGCATCTGGCACAAAGTGCCTTAAATCGCTTGATTTTGTCCATGCTTAAATTTCTCCGCAGTTTTGCTGTCAAACATTTTAGGTTCCTTCGATGGTTGCGAGAGATCCAGATCATTGACAAAGTCATCAAAGCCTGTCTCGCCCCCCAACTTCTCCACCTTGACCACCACCGGGTCGTACTTAGCGTACCTGATCTTGGCCTCGACCACTGCCTGGTTGATCTCGGCCTCAATCAGCAGCTCGATCTCCTCCATGGACCAGACGTGCTGCCCGGTAACGTCTGGACGGTTTTCGCGGTACCAGGCAGCATCTTGCTTGGTGGCGACCACCACCATCAGCTTCCCATCTTTCCCGACATGCTCCACCGCGCCAACCGTTGGCCGCTGTGACACACCGACACCCACTGCCCAAGCCTCGAGCGCTTGGTAAGCCCTGACCATCCCGGCTGCCGACTTCTCGAGCTTCTCGCTATCCCTGGCCTGACAAGCAAACCAAACCCGCTGCTGTTGCTGCCAGAATTTCTCCCGAAACCCAGCATCAACTAAAGTACACAACCTGTCAGTCCCCCATTTCCGATCCTGTTCGACCTTGACCCGATCAATCTCAGCCAGCCACGATGCCTGCCTGATCTCAAAATCCGTTGCCGGGAAATCTGGCTTAACGCCACGGCTGGGTATGCGACTTTTGACCTGACCCGCTTGGTTCTGTTTTGCGCTCATCTTTTGCCTCCAATCCATTAATCATCAATTCAATAAATACTTTGCCAATTAACACCACACCACATACCACACCACAAACAACCCCTTATAGGGGTGTTTGTGGTGTTTGTGGTATATGTGGCACCACAACCGTACCACATCTGTGGTGTTTGTGGTATTTGTGGTGGATGACATAGTCAACGATCGCATGACTCACTCATCAACCAATGCGGCCATCTTCCCAGCCTTGAGCAGCGCTTCTGCCTCAAATCCAGTGGTCAGATCCTTGCGGTTAACCCAAACGCTGTTGTTCCTGATGGTCCCAAAACCACTCTTTATGACATGATCCTTGGCCCTTCCCCAGTACGTTGCAAGGTCTTTTGGCGACACATCGGACCCGATCATGGCCGTGAATTCGGCCTTCCACTGGTCCAAAGTGATGGTGTTTTTGCGCCCCTCTGGCGTGTCCATAATGGAGCCAAAGGTTTTAATTGCAACATTTAGTGACTTCTCGGCAATCTTCTGCTTTGCGCCAATTGGCTTGCTTTTTTCTGGCTTATTTTCTGCGTCACTGTCCTTCATGTCGCCGACCTCTGATGCCTCAATGACCAGACTGCTGCCGTTCTCCAGGCCCAGATCTGACCTGTCAATGTCCACCGTGATGGCCTCAAACCCGTACCGCTGGCCGTCTTCGCCATCCTTTTGCTTGGACATGAGGATCAAACCCTTCGTGGTTTCTGGAAACCGCATGATCTCCATCTGGGTGTCCACCGCGCCCAAGAGGCTTGAGTGTCCGCGCAGCCCTTTTGTCGTGTCCTTGCCAGCATGGTGCAGCAACATGAGTGAGCACTTGTAGCGGTTCTGGATTTTTCCCGTGGCCTGGATGAAGGCCCCCATGTCATCGCTCGAGTTCTCATTTCCCCCGCCAAACGCTCTGGCGAGGGTATCGATCACGATCATGCGCAGGTCAACGCCCAGCTCCTGCACCAGCTCATCGATGGCGACAATGAGTGCCGTGAAGTCTTCCACGCTGGATCTGAGATTGATTTGCGAGCGCACGACATAGACCTGGGTTGAGTCTGGCGTGTTGTGGTGCTGCTTGATCGCGGCAATCCTGGCCCCGATACCGCCGTGACCCTCACCTGCTATGTACAAGACCGGCCCTGTGCCATTGATCTCTTTGCCAAGCCACGGCCTGCCACTGGCGATGCACTCGGCAATGTCCATGGCAATGAATGACTTGAAGCTCGCTGGCGGTCCATAGAGCGCCACAAAAGACCTTTCAGGGATCACGTCTTGGACCAACCAGTTGACAGGTTCATCCTTGACTGACTGCCAGCTCTCAATCTTGAATGGCTTGTACGTCTTGTCTGTTTCTTGGTGGACGTTGCCTGGGGCAGTGATGCTGGGTTCTTTTGGTTGCTCAGGTGCAACCACTTCTGATGGCGGAAGCAATCCTTCCGGCATCGTTACATCATCCGCTGACGTGATGGGTTGGGCTTGCTTGGCGAGTTCCGCGAGTTGCTGCCGGGTTCCACCGTAAACATGGACCCACTCCCATGCATCATCTGTTGGATATATGACCGGCAGGTCCACGATCCTCAGTGACTTCACGACAGGTGTCAGCGCCGCTGCCACCAGTTTTGCGTATTTCCAACCCGCTAGGTCGTTGTCTGGGACCATGATGACAACTGCCCCAGCAAAGTACTGGGTGATCTCTTCGGGCCATGACCCTGACCCAGCGTGCGCACTGGTGGCGATGACTCCAATCGATACCAGGGCATCGGCTGCCTTCTCGCCTTCAGTCAGGAATATGGTGCGGCCAGCGGTCTTTGCAGACAACAACTCAGGGAACCTGTACGGCACCAGGCGCGTGTCTTTGAACCCTGGAAACTTGGCAATAGTCCCATCTGGCTGCTTGACGCAACGCATCTGCCTGTAGTCTTTGCCCTTGGCACTGCTTGTCTTGAATCTTTGCTTCACGAACAGAGGTTCACCGTCCTCGTCCACATAGACCCATTCGTGCTCGAGTACTTGCGGCGTGAGTGCCGGCAGTGGCTTGATCGATGCCAATGGATCGCGTTTCTCGATCTCTGGCAGCAGGCCGTAATGCCTTATTGCGTGAAACAACTGATGCTGATCGCAGCCAGAGTGGCACTTGAACAGGGGTTTGCCGTCTTCACCGTCACTGATCGACAAGCTCGGGTTCTTGTCCCCGTGCCCTTGTCCATGCGTTGGCAGTGGGCAACTTGCTAACCATCCTTTGCCAACTCTCTTCGCGTTGCCAAGCGCCTTTGCTATTTGTTCGGCTTGCATTTATTCTCCAATTTCTTGAGCCGTGCTTCCAACTCGTACACCCGCCGGGCCAACATGAGCACCAGCAGTTGCCAGAATTCTTCTTTTGATTCCATAGGGGAAAAAAAAGCCGGGGACAAAGCCCCGGCCCTTAATTCGTTACGTCTTAAAACAAGTCCTCGTCAGAGTGAACGGGGATGGGTGCGGCGTGTTGCTTGGCCGCGGGAGCTGCTGGTGCCGGTACTGGCGCAGGGAATGGATCAAACTCATCAACTGGCGGTGTCTGCGCGTCCATGCCTGCTGGCCTGGCGATCCAACCTGTCAGGGTGAAGTTCGGGATGCGGGTTGTGCCCTTGCCGATCTTCTCCATGCGGCTGCCTGTGTACTCGACCACTGGCAGCTTGTCAGGGTTTGCAGCACGCTGCTCAGAGCACTGCTTGTACAAAGCCTCGAGTCCCATGTTGGGGCCAACGCCATTGCTGGACCACTCGACAGTGCCCAGCGCCTTGGAATAAAACACCAAGGAAAACCCACGCTTGTGGTTTGCAGTGGGCTGCGGACCCTTCTTGCCCAAGGAGGCATCAGGCTGCCAGTCACGCACACCAACGCCCAGCTCGAGCCAGCCTGTTTGGACGTTGTCAATGTCAAAGACCACTTTGCCAAGTTGGATCTCTCCATCTTGATTGGTCCAGGCATTGGCCTGGGGGGAGAATCGAATGTAGTTGCCGGAGCCACCACCAGAGGACAGATTTAGCATTTTGCGTTCTCGCTTTCAGAGTTGTGTGACTTTCGTCACGGTTGGGGGAATGGGATTATTGGGCAAACTCAACGGCACGGCCTAGAGTTAAACCCGAGGATTCTTTTGTGGTGAGGTCATCGACCATGGACTTCTTGTCCTTGCCTAAGAGCTTCTCGGCCACCGCAGGCGTCACCATCTCTGTCAAGACCAGTTTGGACTTGTCGATGCCAGCGTCAGTGAGTGCTTGCAAGGCAGCAGCCTCATCGGTCCATTTGCGCGTTGCACGCTTTGGGACCATCTGCCAGCCATGAATTGACTCACCGTTCCTGATTCGTTGCACAGCATGGTCACGCACAGCGTCAATGAATTTCTCCACCACTGGCGCACGCTCCAAGAGGTCAGCAATCTGCTCAACTGATAGCGAGAGCATGACCTGGTTGATCTGATCCTTGTCCAGGGTTCTGAGGTCTGGCTTGGCCGCGAGCACCTCAAACCCTTTGCGTTGGGCAGGGCAAACGATCTTGGCAGGGCAGTACTGGCAGGCAGAGTCACTGGGCATGGGCTGCGAGGCAGCATCAGTGCTGGCCTGGATCGCTGGACGCAAGGTGTTTTGATACCAGTCAAAGAGTTCTGAGTACGTCATCGAGTGGCTGCGCACGTCACCATGGTGCGGCTGGACAATGCGCAGCTCAATCTGCCCAGGCGGTGGGATACCGTTCTTTGCGGCTGACCTGATGGCCCCCAAGGCGTAGATCTTGAGCTGAGGCGAGTCAGCATCCACCCAGCCCTTGCCGGTCTTCAGGTCCGACACAATGAGCTTGCCAGACCCCAGGCCCACAACGTCAGCAGTCCCGCCCAGCTTGACCTCGTCAGTGTCCACGATGGTGACGTACTGCTCGACTCTGACGTGCCCAAGCTCATCATGCACCCGCTTGATCTCATCAAGGTGGAGCTGCGCATATTCGGCATTTGTCTGCGTCATAGTGATGCCTTCCACCTCCTTGCCGACATAGTCTGCCGGGCTTGACTTGGCCTTGAAGCACAACTCAGCCAGGGCATGGATGGCGGTCCCGATCTGCGCGGCCTCGCCAGAGGGTTGCTCAGGAATGCCGACAGACAACTTAACGCTGGCCGGGCAGGCGATCCAGCGGGACGCTGCACTTGGTCTGAGTATTATTTTTTGTTCCATGATTCTCTTTCGGCGTCTTGTTCGTTGATGATGATTGTGTAGATGAGCTGGCGCACCTCGTTGCTGACTGCGTGCCCCAGGTCCTCTGGACTGAGCATTCGACTCAGCAGCAGCGTCTTGTCCTGGTTGGCACGTCTGGCCTTCTCGAGTTCCTGAGTGAGCCAGACAATCTGGTCACGCATTGCTTTGCGTTCTGCGTCATCCATGCTTACGCCCCCAATGTGCAATGAGTGCAGCGTCAGCACGGCCATCGTCCTTGACGCGCTTGAAGAAGTATTCGTAGTTGGGAAACAGCTCCATTGCCCTGGCCCGGCTGGCATCCTTGCCAGGGCTGCGGCCAATGGCACGGGTCCAAGTGGCAGGGGCCACAAAGGTGACCGGCATCTTGAGCGCTGCCAAGATCCCCTCAATCATGCCGAATGACCGGCCAAAACTGAATACTGAGGTGACGCCCTGGCCTGCCATGGCACTCACGCGCTCAACGTAAACATGACAGTCTTTGCCGGCGTACAGGTTCAGCAGCTCGGCCAGCTCATTTGCGCTGACCTGCCGCTTGGCTTTGCCATTTCTGTCCACGGTCATCACCGGCATGTCATGGATCTGGAGTGAGTCATCTGTGAGCACCGCAATGGCACCCGACAGACCTGGGTCGATGCCAATATGCGTCATTTGAGCGCCTCGTCCATGGCCTTGTTGAGCACTTCAAGCCTGGCCGCTACCAGGGCATCAGTGGCGTCATTGAGGCGCTTGACGCTGTCATAGAGTGGCTTGGTGCGGCCACTGAGCCAGCGACTGACCTGGGACTGGTCGATCTGCGCGACCCGGCACACGTCTGCCATTGTGTAGCCAGCAGTGCTGGCCTTGACCAGCACGTCTTTGATGGGGTTGTCGGTTGTTTTCATGTCAGGGATGTTAACCCCAAATTGACAACTTGTGCAAGACCATGAAAAAATGGGGGCCAGACAGTGATGCCCAGCCCCCTAATTGGCAACTGCATCGGGTGGAGTGCCCGGCGCAATCAGCGGGAGGATGAACCCGCCGGGGTTGATTGTACGGGGTGAATAGTTGAGTGACTTGCAGGGGATTTGACAAGATGCACAAGCGTGATATGATTCGCTCATCAACAACGCAACCAGGAGTAAATGAAATGACAAACGCAACTCAAACCAGCCGCAACGAATCCATGTACGGCTTTGCAGACATCGACTCGTACATTGAGTCAGTCAAAGATTCCATCACTTACAAATTCACAGGCGGCAACATGGTTGTTGCTGGCCTGATGAGTGACGCACAAGAGTTGATGGCAGTCGGTGATGTAGAGCGTGCCCGTCAGACCCTCAATGTGGCCAAGACCATCATGTTTGAAATCATGGATGGCAATTTGGTTGGCACGGTTGAGCGCAAATAATGCACTCAGAAGATTATGAAGAGTGGCGGTGGGGACAGATCCTCACCCGCCGCGCAGACTACAACCCTGATGACCAACCCCCAACTGATGAGGATGAAGAAGATGCCCAGACCCAAGAGTGAGATGACCTCGGTGGCCGTCACGGTGAGCGCCAGGCTGATCCCGGCGCACTATGCTGAATGGAAACGTCTTGGCGGCGTTGTGTGGTTGCGCCAGCAGTTGCGTGAGTCAATTCAAAAGCAAAAGGAGCAAAGCAAATGAGCGCATTCAGGTTTGGTGTTTTCTTGGCGGTGATGCTGCCATTCATCGGGTTCCTGTGCCGGGTGGCCGTGGAGCTTTTCAGTTATGGATACAACGCGCTGTGAGTGGCTGGCGCAAGAAACAAATCAAGGAGCAAGAACAAATGAAAGCACCACCACCAAGCAAAGATTTGTGCCTGTTGATGGCCAAGATTACTTACCCCCGCGATGAAAAGCTCAGTTGGACATGGCTGATTGCTTGGGGTTTTTACGAAGCCTATGTCGATGGCTGGTACGAAGGAGTGAAGTTATGACACCACAACAAATTGAAGCATTGAAGCTGGCGCTTGAGGCGTTGAAAGCAATGGCTGAAGATTTAGGCTACTTCACGGAAGAAGTTCCAGCAATCACCGCCCTTGAAGAAGTCTTGAAAGAACACGCCATGCAAGAGGTGCAAAGGCTTGGGCAAGAGATTGAGCAAGAGCCATGTGTACACGCTAAGACCCCAAAAGGGTGTTATCGAGTTCGCTGTCAGTTAGGTGATAAATGCGTTGACGATGAAATGTCGTTCCGAACCACCCCACCACAGCGCACATGGGTTGGGCTGACTGAGCAAGACCTTGATTACCTTTGTAACTTAGCCTATACCGGAGATGAAGAATTTGCGTTAGCAGTGCAAGCAAAACTTATGGAGAAGAACGCATGACACCGCTTGTGCAAAAAGCTGTCAGATTTGCGCCAGAACCAGAAACCGCACTTTGGTTTGATGTTGGTCAAATGCAAAGCACTCTTGAAATGAAAGTGCCAGCAGATTTCTTAATGCACCTTCCATCCAAAAGAACGGGGATTGTTGGCCTTGATACAGCGGGGAAAGATTTTGCCCTATGGTTGCTTAAGGGAGAGGGTTCTGTGACCGTTGGAGGCTGTTCAATGTGGCATGGAAAATACTTCCCGCCTTATGCTTACATGGCAACTGATGACGGGTTTAAGATTTACCAAAAAGACAAAGAAATAACGATTGATGATGTAAAGCCTGTACATCGTATGGTGCTTGCTGTGTTGGTCAAAATCAATGCACAAGCGCAAGGTTATAGGGCAACACCAAAGCGCACATTTCTAAATCAAAAGCGGCAGGCAAAAGGCAAATCAGCATTGACATTTGATTGGCACACGATTGAGATTGAGCCGCCAAAGGTTAAGAACGACCCCCAAGGTGGCACACACGCAAGTCCAAGAAGGCATCAAGTCAGAGGGCATTGGCGCACCTATAAATCGGGCGCAAAAGGATGGGTCAAAGAGTGCTGGAAAGGTGACGCAAGCAAAGGATCGGTTTTTAAAGATTATCAATTGAGGGAAACAACATGAGCCAACCTTGGTACATCAGATTTGGTTGGTGGCTTTGCGAAAAAACAGGCCACCTTGGGGCGCGTAGTGGTTGGATTTACAACGGCTACTTCCACAGAGACTGCAAGATTTGTGGACGCATTGTGAGTGAACCAATTAAAAAGGATAAAAATGGATAAAGGATATTACTGTTTAATTTGCAAAAAACTACTTCTTGCAGATGAGTTTGGGGTAATTGTTCACGATGACATACCGCACCCACCAGATATGTCGTTTGATGAAGATAAAAAACCGCAATAACAAAAGGAGAAC